TGCGGCTCAAGTTCTAGCTGAATCGCCTCAAGCGCATCTTCAGCACGGTAGCGATCCACAGCCGCAACCACAACCACTGGCTCACCCACATAACGCACCACATCGACAGCCAGTGCAGGCATCTGTGTGGGCTGATAATGCAGCATTTTTGAAGGCGCAACCATCGGTGCAACACATCATTTGGCTTCCGTATCTCCATTGCAGGCAACCGATAAATCGGTGCTGAATGGTCTGAAGTAGGGGCAATAATTACAATTCCGCGATGGTACCGCAGGAATAACCGCCCACATCGTAGGTGACTTTTCAACATCAACTGTTGATAAAAGCTCATAAACATTATCTAGGCGTTGGAGTGCGCCTATGGCAATTTGCTCATCGTAAGGGTGCAGTTCCAAATACATATCCGATATTTGACCGCCCGTTGGGAGAAAGGCAAGCCCAACTTGCTTAACTTCGTGACCCTCTTGCGCCTTGCCATAGGCGTACAACTGAACTTGGATTATCTGTTGTTGGCTCGCACCGCTACTGCGCTTCTCCTTCACATTAGCGGGTGAGGTTGTTTTCCAATCAATGACAATCCCGTTTTCCTTATCGTAGAGATCAACTGTCCCGGCAAGATTGGCACGAATCTTAACCTTGCTCTCGACCTCAAAACGATCAGGAAACTTTGCGAAGATGCCTTCAAGATGTGAGTGAATAGCAGTTCCAACTTGAGCTGCCCAATTGCCCCCACTTGATTCATTCACCTTTTCCCAATCAAGTAATTTATAGGCTAACTTGCGGGTACATTCTTGACCCACTTCACTTGGGCCAATATAAACTTGCTGCGAACGGGGCGAGAAAATACCCGCTTGAGTAATAATCTCGCCCAATTCGATTGCAAGAGCCTTACTTGGAGTGTTCAAAGGTGTGAAGGTCATTGCTTATTCATCATCTCTTACAACGGTGAATCGGCGGGTAGTTGAAACTACTTCAAGCAAATCAATCACCTGAGCAGGCAGGATTTCTCGCGCCCGCTTAGTGTCAAATCGCTTTGACTCAACAACCGACCATCTGACAACAGGGCGATTGCCAAACATTCCAACTTGAGAATCGCCAAGGGCAGATTCTAAGTGTGAACGGGCAATGTCAGCTACCTCTTGCCATTCCTTAATCTTTGCCAACGCTGACTTGTATTGCTCAAGCCACGCATTTGCATCGGCATCGAAATCAACGATGCCTTTTTCTATTTCAACGGTCACTTTAACCCCCAAAGTTTTTAGTACCATCTTTTTTGTTTGAAATGTTGCCAGGCAGCGCAGGGGCCACCTGAACCATATTTTCTGCCGATGTAAGCAAGGGCAGCAACGGTTTGGGCTACTTCGGATTTACTCCGCTTCATCCCAAGGTTTTTGATAGTTGAATCTAACAATTGCCCAACACCTTCGGCTGAACTTGTTGGATTCTTTTTATTCTTCCAACCACTTTCTTTGCCCATAAGCAAACTAAAGCACTTGAAATCTTTTTTGGTCAGTAACTCGCGAGCGAGTTCCTTATGATCAACCTGCATAAGAATCGGGCGTTCTTTGTAAATGACCAATTCAGGAATGGCAGGTGTTGGATTTATTGCTTGAACCAATAGTGAAGTCACCGTGCTAACCACCAAGATAAGGGCGATTCTGTTAATGACTCTTTTTGTGTTTGGTTTGATTGGATTGCTCCTTCTCTAGCCGCCAATTCAATTTGAGCCGCAATTTTGTAAACATATTGCGATGAACACTCAAGGGTGATGGCGATTTCGTTGGCGCTTTTGTTCTCAGATAACATTTGGCGAATTAACATCGCTTTATTTGTCAGCTTAATCTTTCGACCTCTACGGTTGATTGATCGGCGTTGGTCTGCGGTGTAACCGCCCCAAAATCCGTAAACAATGCGTTTGTCAAGTGCGTACTCCAAACATTCCTCTCTATGGATACAACTCCCGCAGATTTGCTTGAGTCGGGGCAGGCGTTCTGCCTCATCACGCTTATTGTCCGGAAAGAAATAATCTTTATCGTCAATCTGCGCACATTTGGCTTCGGTAAACTTTGGGGAATCGCTGAATATGTCAAAATTCATCTCCTTGTTCCGTAGCCTGCTTCTCGAAGTAAATTGGTAATTTGTTCTAGCGACATAATCGCCCACCAATTCGCGGTGTTGGTGACACCAACGCCGTTTGGTTTTACAACCAAAACGCCAAAGTCTGCCTTAGCGTTCTTGGTTTCCAACTCGGTTTCTTTTAACCAAGCAGGAATCTTATATGTTTTGTGATTCTTAACTTCCCAAGCCAATGCAGGGGTTCCTGTTATATCGCCAAGATCAAGTGCGCCATTTAGCGCACGGCGTTCGGCGTAGGGAAAACCGTTATCAATTAAGAATTTGACAACGGCTGTTTCCGCTGAGGTTCCCTTTGCTTTGGCTTTAGACATTAAATCTCGCCATCGTTATCAGCAAAAATGCCGACAATCGAAATGATGCTAATAATAATTACAACTAGAGCTAACCAAAACATTTGACGTTTTCCTTTCCGTTCAAGGTCAAGGGTGACACACGCTACACCATAAACCTTTGCGCGACACGCTAACGGCTAAATTGAATCTCAACCTGAAATGGTGCGCCGGTGTTCACATCAAACTTAGCTGAGAGTTCAAGGGCAGATTTGATGGCGTTGGTGGCGGTGTCAATGTTCATTGTTTCGCCTACTGCTTCGCCGTAAACATCTGCCATTGAAGTTAGGTAGCCAAGGGCGTACGCGCTACCCGACCCGATGCCGTAGGTGAAATCTATTGATTGCGAGATGCCTAGATCATTGCCGATTTCAAAGATGTTACCATTGAAGGCGAGCAAGTAGGCAAAGCTTGCGCCTTCTTTTTGGTGATCATAGCCATTGTCTTTGAACGCCTTGATAATGCTTGGAATCACCTTTCGACCCATAAATCCAACGGGGTCGGTGCCATCGTAGGCAGGCGGTTTCCAGTTATACATAAGCACATCGCCGGGGCGACAATCACCGCAAACCCCCAAAAGGTACTTGCCGACCTTGACAATTTTGGGCGTTGAAGGCGAAATGATGCGTTTGTCACCATCGGTGATTTGGCTGTCAGCTCCAAGAATGGCAAAGCCTTTGCCCTGGTAGCCCGTAATCGTGGTCATAGGGGTCAATTCTACCCGCTTGAGGGGTATTTGTGGGGTGGGTAACAGGCGGGAAATTACCCCAATTTGCCTGCGTGTCTTGACATATATGTATAGACAGGTGCTAAGTTTCTCTTATGGGGAACGGCCCCAAGAAAGAAGGCTCAAAATGAAGCTAGTTCCAACAAATGAGAAAGTGCAAATCAAGTGGTTTGCAATTTTTGCTGACGGTTCAAAAATGCGCAACAACCAAGGTTTTGTTCACAATGCTTGGGATGTAACTTGCTCTTGCGGTTGGGAAACAAAAACAGGTGGCGCAATTAAGTCATCAGTTCAATCAGATGTTGATTCACACAAAGTAATGGAACACAACTACACAAGAAAGTTTGGTGCGTAATGACAACACAACTTTGGATTCAAGACACAACAGGTGAAGTCACCTGTAAAGATCACGCAGGAACTTATTTGAAGTCAGCAATTGTTGCTAACCCAAAGCGAATCAGTTATTGGACAGAACTTGGCACTTGGGATTCTTACTACACCCACCTTCTCGGTGGCGAAAATCTACGATGTGAAACCTGTCAAGAAATGGAGAACAAATAATGACTACAAAACAACGCAGAGTTCGTGTTGTTCTTGAAAATAATGAATACATTTTGGTTAATAAATGGGCAGTTAGTAATTTGCTTGGTATTGATGAATTTGGCAATTTAATTGTTCGTGAAACTGAAGCACCATTTGTAGGAACTTTGTTGGGATTAACTGCTTGCTGTAATGCCACCGCAAAAGGTTGCGATGAATACACAGGTTGCCGTTCTTGTTATCGCGAAGTTGAATCATATCTTGGCGCACCAATGCGCGAATCTGACATCTATCTAAAAGTGAAGGCGGTCGCATAATGAACATCACACAATTTCCCGGAAAAACCAATGTAGTCACCTTAAAGTCAGCAAGTTACCAAGTTAGTGATTTCTTTGGCGATATTCGACTTGATATAAAAGATGCTGATGGCAATGAAGTGCGCGTTACTTTTGAAAGCAAGCAAGCATTTGGAATGTTTTTAGACAACTTATGTAACGCGCAAGATGGAAAAGCAGGCAAATAATGACAATTTACTACTGCATTTTTTGCGATAACAAGGTTGCTGATCGCATCTGCCTGAACTGCAATGAATACAAGGGCGTTGTTCCTCAAGCCGAATATGAGCAATTTCAACAAGAAATAGGTGCCTAATGTCTGCAATGAAATCGCTTTACCTTGACCTAACAACAGGCGTTGCCGAAGTAAGCCAAACCCTTGAAGAAGGATTTGATTTACAAAACGCCACCTTTGAAACAATAGATTTGGCACTTTGCCAATCAATCATCAAGTTATCTGAAATGCGCAACACTCTAAAAGAATTGGGAGCAGTAAAATGAAAATGACCCGCAAATGGCGTTTAGTTAGAACCGCCTTCATCATCGCAAGCATTTGGTTAGTAATTGAGATCGCGCAAAACCTTTGGTGGACTTCGGAAGGCTACTGTTGGGGCGATGCGGTCAAGTGCGTAGGTGGTTTGTAATGGTCACACCGCAACGCTCAATTCGTATCAATGAAGAACTATGGCGCAAAGCCAAAGAGAAAGCTGAAAGCGAAGGCAAAAATATAAGCGAAGTTATTGTTGCTTACTTAAAAGATTACGCCTAGCAAAAGGCGAAAGAACCCCCAACAGGAACGGCTGTTGGGGGTTCTTTCTTGGGGGTGCGGTGAACGCACTAAATCTGAAAACTTCGAGCAATTCCTTCTTCAAGCGAAATCTTTGGCGTAAACACTTTGAGCATATTAGTTGGCTCGCCAACTCGGAACATTACACCAACGGGCTTGGTTTCATCGGTAACAATCGGCACCCGATGCCCGCTAATATCCATCATCATTTCAGCAAGTTCAATAAAACTCACGGGAACGCCTGAGCAAAGATTCATAACTTCAACATCATTTTGTGCAGCTACTAAACTGCCCTCAACTACATCGTCAATATGGATGAAATCTCGAACCTGTTTGCCGCTGCCCCAAATCTTAAACTCTTTTTCTTGGTTCCAACAACGGCTGACAAATGACGGGAAAGGGTAATCTAAATCTTGGTCTTGACCATAGCCACTAAACGGGCGCAAGATGGTGACCTTCAAACCCTCGCGCCTTGCGTACATTGCCAACATCTCACCCGATAATTTTGCCCAACCGTAGCTGAAATCAGGGGTGCGGATTTGGCTTAAATCAATGTCTTTTTCTTCCAACATAATTGGCATTTCACCTGTCTGTAAGTAAACAGGATAAGCAGCCGATGAAGAATAATAAATGATTCTATTCGGGCGAGTTCTAAGCGCCCATTGGAAAAGGTCACTATCAATGGCAAGGTCGGTGGCAACTGCCAAGGGATTACCTTCGATGGTGGCTCTGCCGCCGACTACTGCCGCAAGGTGAATAACAAGGTCAAAGTGTGTGTCATCTTTGGCAAAGAAATCGCGGGCATCAATGCCGTTGGCAATGTCAATTCCTGTAATATCGTGTTGATCGCCAAAGGCGCGGTGATAAGCGCGACCTACAAAGCCCGCGTTGCCGGTAATCAGAATCTTCATCTAAGCGCCTCAAGAAGTTGCTTATACATAAAAGAATTGATGAAGTTGTTGAAAGCATCTCTGTCTGCGGTGTAAACCTCAGCGGCATTAACGGTTTTGTAACCTTCATCCATCTCAGCTTTACCAATTAGCGGATGGCAATGCTCAATAATGATTTCAGGGCAATAGGTAATCTTGCCTAAATCAGTTCCAAGGCGTAGCCAAAAATTGTCAAGATAAAGGTGGCGCATATTAGGCGGCACCATCCCGCCAAGGGCGGTGACAATATCCGAAGTCATTGCAATCATTGTTGGCAAGCTCTGACCTTGGAAAAGGTCATTGCCGTAGGCAAGGGCAGGCGCATCTTGAAGTTTGCTGACCAACTTATCATCCCATTTGTGGGTTCGCGGTCTGTGATCATCGCCCATAAAACAAAGGTATTTGTAATGCTCGGCGTATTGTTTCGCCACTTCATTCAGCGGGAAAGCCATCCCGCGAGTGGTGTTTTCAATTAAAATGTAATCAATATCGGTGGCATCGTAGCCATTAAACTCAGGGTCATCTTTATCAATGACAAATAACAAATCGGCAGTTGCTTGGGTGTCATTAAAGGCATCGCGCAACGCCTGCGCATTATGAGGCCGCCCGCGTGTGGGAACTATAACAAGAAGTTTATCCTTCACGATGGGCAATCTCCCCTGCAATGGCGAAGTAGGCAGCGCCATCAATGAAGGAATCAAGATGATCGGGTGACTCAATCAATCGAGCAACCTTTACTAACGCCAACATAATCGCGGCTTGGGCGGGAGTAATCTCAGCTTCAAGATACACCGACCACAAAGCCGCGATTCGTTGATGATTTGTTAGCGGGTCACCGTAGTTTTTATTTCGGTCACCGTGAGTTAGGCGTGAAGCCTCTTTAAGAATATCCCCCC